GGAGCGGGTGCCGGCGCAGCAGCGACGGCGGACAGCTGTTTCGGTACGCGGGCGAACGGCAGGCCTTCGAGGTTCCACTGCTTGGCGCGGTTCTCGGCGGATCCATCGCCAGCGCCCTGCTCTTCGCCGTCGTCACCCTGCAGGCCATCGGCCAAGCCGGCGGCCACGGCTTCCGTGTCGCTGAACCAGGTCTCCGCGGCCATCCAGGCCTTGGCTTGGTCGACGGTAACACCCGATTTCGCCGCGTACTGCTCGGCGATCTGGTTGTCAATCTTGTCCAGCAAGCTGGCCATCGTGGTCAGGTCGGTGCTGTTGCCGATCGCGACGGTCCACGCCTGGTGCACCATGAGCATCGAGCCCTTGGCCATCAGGGTCTTGCCGGCAGCCGTCGTGAGGAACGTGGCCGCACTGGCGGCCATGCCATCGACGTAGGCAACAGTCTCGCCCTTGAAGTCGCGCAGCGCCTGCGCCATGGCGACGCCCTCGAAGACGTCGCCACCAGGGGAGTTGATGCGGACGTTGAGGCGGCCCGCGGTGGACTGACGGACCGCCTTGACGAAGTCGGAGGCCGGCACGCCGTCGCCCCAGAAGTCCGCCCCGATCACGCCATACACGTACAGCGTGTCCTCGCCGTCGCCCTGCACAAGCTCGCAGCGCGTGGCGGTGCCGGGCTTATTTGCCCGGAGTAGGTGGATCTTGTTCACTGCTGCCTCCATTGGGCGGGTCGTTGGGGCCTTTCGGCTGCGGCTTCGCGAGCTCGTCGCCGCCCGGCATGGGCGGCTGGTTCTCCAGCTTGCGAACCTGGTTGGGTGTCATCCATGCGGGGTTCTGCGTGCCGCCGAGGGCGGACTTGTAGTAGTTCGCGCGCGCCGTGGCGTCGCCGCGCATCAGGCCGTCGACGTTCCAACGCAGGAACGTGCCGGCGCGGCGAAAAAGCTTCCGGTTGCATTCGTTCTCGATGCGCCCAAAGTGCGGGGCCAGCGTGTAGTTGATGAGGCCCTGACCGAGCTGCTCCAGACCCGAGCCGAAGGACGTTGCCTTCTCGGTGACACCAATCAAGTGCGGCGGGACGCCGAACGCCCTGGCGATGTCCTCGATCTGCCACTTGCGAGTTTCGAGCAGCTGAGCATCCACCGCCGACATGGTGAGCTGCTTGACGTCCATGCCCTCAGTGAGGATTAGGGGAACTCCATTAGGGCCATTGCCCGTGTACTTCGCCACCCACGCCGCGCGCAGCTGTTCCTGCTGCTTGTCCTCCATTTTCTTGGCGGTCGTGATGGCGTGCTGCGGCTGCGCACCCTGTGAGAAGAACTTGCCGGCGAACTCGTCAGCGCGAATCGCAATACCGATGCCGTTACGCGCTCCCCACTGGATGACCGACAGCGACGTCATGCCGTTGAAGCCCAGCCCGGGGAAATGGAGCATGTCTTCCTGCTCCACGCCGAATGCGCCATCGGGGGTAGTGACGTAATAGACCAGACGTGGCTGCTGACGCGGATCCTTCGGCGCAACGCGCTCCACGATCACCTGCTCGCGACGCAGCGGAAGGAACGACTCCGGCGCCAGCGTGCGCGGATTACGCACGATGTAGACGAAGGCATCACCGCGCAGCAGCATCTGCGAGACGATGAATTCCTTGAACGCGGTGGAACTGAACTGCGGGCTGGCCGATTCGTTGAACAACCACCATAGATCGTGGTTGTGCACCGGCATCGAGTTGCCATCGGAATCGCGCTTATAGATGTCAACCGGCAGCGCGCCAATGGCGCCAGCGATGAGCCTCACGCAGGCATACACAGCAGAGACGCGCATGGCGGTCCCGCTGGTAACCACCGCGCCGGCGTCGGTGGGCATATCCATGAAGAGGCGGAGCATGCCTTCGCGGTCGGAACTGACCACGACGTCGCTAACGTCGGCCATGTTTCCAATGACCGGATCCACGCGATCGCGCGCCGGCTCCACATTGCGGCGTAGCCAGTTCATCATCAGTCGATCACCACAAAGGCCTGCTCATGCACGTCCGGCTCTTCCGCCGGGCCCAGCGACACGCCTATGGCCATGAACAGCGCCACCATGTCGTCGATCTTGTCGGGCGACCGTTTCTTGTCCGGCGCCTGGTTATTGTTGCTGTCCTTGCGCGCCACGACGTTCGACGCATTCCAGGTGAGCAGCGGATCGCCGCCGTGCACCAGCTTCCCGCCCACATAGGCGATCTCCACCGCCTGCATTGCAGGCTGGTAGCTCTTCGTTCCCTGGATGAACTGCACCATCGGCAAGCCTTGCGTGACTAGGCGATTCACCAGGTCCGCGGCGTTCCACGAGTCGTAGCCGATGGCGAGCGGCTGGAACCGCTCCCACGCAGCCACGATGTCGGCCTCTACAACGGCGTAATCGACGACATCGCCGGGCGTCTGCTTGAGCAGGCCTTGTTCTACCCAGGAGGCATAGGGCACCGTCGCGCGCTCCGTGCGCACCTTGACCTGATCCTCGGGAACCCAGCGCCACCCATAGGTGTAGTACACGCCGTCCACCAGCCACACGAGGCGGAAGGCGGTGATATCCATCGTGCTGGACAGGTCGAGGCCACCCCAGCAGGGATGTCCGGCCAACCAATCCAGGTCGACCTTTCCGCCGCAGCGTCGCCATTTCGTCAGGTCGATCCAACCTGAGGCGGTGGACGCCGGACGGTTGAGCCGCTTGATCCGAAACTCGGACAGTTTCGACGGCATCCGCTTCGCTTCCACCCATTCCTTGCGGATGGCTGGAATCAGATTCGGGTTTGCGTCATGCAGCGGGTTAGCTTTGCGCCAAGCCTTCTCGTCGTGATCTTCGTCCTTGTCGTCCACCGCAAAGAACACGGCGAGGAAGTGATCAGCCTCCTGACCGAACACGCCCTTGAGCAAGTCTTTCGCAAACTTGCGCAGGTCTTCCCATGGGCCAGGGTTGAGATAGCCCTCGGTGGTGGTGAAGAGGAACAACGCCGCGCGCCGCGCGCCAGCCGCGGACTGCAGCACGTTGAGCAAATCGGGAGTCTTGTGTGCGTGGATCTCATCCAGGCCAACGTGCGACGGGTTCAAGCCGTCCTGCGTACTGGCCTTAGCATGCAGTGCCTTGAACGAGCCGGAGATTTCCATCCGGCTGATGGCCTTGGCCCACACACCCAGGCCAAAATAGTCGCGCAGGTCCGGCGTCTTCTGCACCATGGCCTGCGCCAGCTTGAGGATGATCGCAGCCTGGCTATACGTCGTCGCCGCGGTGATCACCTGGGCGCCTGGCTCATCCTCGCAGCAGAAGCAATACAACAGGATCGCCGCGGCGAGCGTCGACTTCGCGTTCTTGCGCGCCACGGCGAACAGCGCCGACGTGAATCGCCGCGTACCGTCATGGTTGCGGAACCCGAACAGCTGAACGACGAAGAAGACATGCGAGCGGTGCAACTGGATCGTTGGCGTTTCCCATACGCCCTCGATGTGCGGCAGCTTTTCGATGAAGTCGCACGGGTCGTTGGCTTGCCACTCATCGAAGATGAAAGGCGCCCGCTTCGTCTTGGCACGCTTGAGGTCCGCGAGGAAGCGCTTAGCCGCCTGCTGGATCAGCAGGCCATGGTGCTCTCGCTTCTTGTCGGCCAGGACTTCGTTGGCATAGTCGATGGCTATGCCAACGTAATCACCCTCCCTTCGCTTTGGCGCCGTTGCGCGCGAACTGGTTGGCTTTCGGTTTTTCGCCAAGCTGCCTCACCTTGCCTTGCGCAACGGGCGTCATGCCGAAGTCGTTCACCATGTTTCGGTACTGCGCCAACATGTGGCCGGTCGGTGCGACGCCGGCGGCGTACTGCTGGACGATCTGGCCGTGGAGTGCGCAGAGCACACCGAGAGGACCGAGGCTCACCTCGGTAAGCAGTCGGTTCGCCAGCAAGATCGCGGACAGGCGCTCCCATTCCTTCTGCGCGTGGATGTTGGGGAGCCAGTCGGGCGGCAGCGGAGCGATGTCGATCAGCGGCATTTCCACCGCGTCGCGCACGAGGCGGTCAGCACGGTCGGTGCCGCCGATCACCTTCAGGTTGTGGGGCTTCCGGGGAGTGGGCATCGCAAAAACCGTTTTTCTGATGTGACGGTGCAAAAAAAAGGTTGGGCGCCCGGTGTCCGGGGTGGTTGCCCTCCCAACTTTTGATCCCCCCGGTTGTTAAATGAAACTGAACGGCGTTCAGAATCACTTAACAATCGCCGTTTGTTAAGCCAATCTGAACGTGATTCAGATTCTCTTAACATTTGCGGCTCGGGCCGCCTCGCGCGCCGTCTTGTCGCGGTGGCACGGCGTGCGGCACAGGGTCTGCAGGTTGTCCAGGTCGTCCGTGCCGCCTTCCGACACTGGCTTGACGTGGTCGGCGTCCAGCTCGTGCTCGCGCCCTACTCGAGCGCACACCTGGCAGGTGTACAGATCACGCTCGAACACTTCGATACGCAGTCGCCGCCATGGCCTGCCGCCGCGCCCCTGTCCCCATCGTTCCACCGGTGCAGCGGGCGCCAGCGCTGGACTGGGAGCCACGTAGTGCACGGGCGTCACAGGACGGCGGACACGGAACGTCGGTGGCTTGGTAGGCATCAGTCTTCGATCAGCGAGCCGTCCATGTAACGCGGCCGGCTGTCCACTTCGGGCTGGTCTTCGACCGGCGCGGCAATGGCATCGGCGAGTGCATGCAGTGCCACAGCCTGCGCCTGCACTGCCTCGGCCAGTGCCACCATGCCGGCCATGACGTCGCGCATCATCGAAGCCAGCGCGACCATCGAATCCGCATCCGTGATCTCGCTATCAGCCTGCCGATTCGTCTCGCTGCTCATCGCTGACCATTCCTTCCTGTGCCGCACGCAGTTGGTCCGCGCACATGCGCGCTGCCGCCGCCATTCCGATTCGTAAGTTGCGATCGCCTTCGTGGCATCGACCGCGGTTCATGCGAGCAGCCTGGCTATCCCAGAACTTGGCCTTGGCTTCCCACTCACGCGCCAGCGACTCAACGTCCATTGCTCGCCGCCTGCAGCTGCTTGCACTCGGCCGCTGGCTTCTCGTGGTTGGCGGTGGTGATCCACCAGGCCAGGCAGCGCATTCGCGCGGCGCAGGCGTTGTACGCCGTGTCGGCGCTGATCCAGTTGTCTTTCATGTCTCGGACCAGCTTGGTCTGGACATAAGCCGGTGCGTCGCACAGCGCCAGCAGGCCATCAGGTGGGCGCTGGGGGACGACTTTGGTTTCCGTCATGACCACCGGCACCTTGGCAGGGCCGACCGTCGAGCAAGCAGCCAAGCTCAGCAGGCACAGGGGTATCAAGCAGCGCGCGTGCATCCGCATTGTTCTTCTCCAGCTCAGCAATGCGCCGGCGCAGGCTTTCGCCCTTCTCGCCAGCTTTGTTCAGTTCGCCATGCAGCGAGGTCAGCGCCTGGTTGTCGACGTCGCGCAGGCGGCGCAGCTCAGTCAGAGCCACATCCTGCTGACGATTCACGTCAGCCTGCTCCGTCACCGTGCCGCTAAGCGTGCCGACGGTGCCGCTCAGCTTGGTGACCTGTTGCGCCAGCTCGCGCCGCTGCAACCAGATCGCCAACGTGAATCCCGCGAGCGAAACCACGACTGCGATCAGCGCGTATTCGATGATCAGCCGCGCCTTGCCGGTGATCCACGACCACGCCGTCGTGCCAACCGTCGATCCAGCGGCCTTCACCGCGGCGAACGCGTTACTTAGAAGGGTCATCATCCGGATTCCTGTTCAGGCCAAGACGACCCCAAATGAAGCGCTGCAACATCTGGATACTCGCCGAGGCGCCCAACCAACCGCTGACGCCGACTGTTACCGCCGTCATCGGCTGACTCCAGTTGCTCGCCTGGCACATCCACATGGCGAACAGACCAACCAGACCTGCACCGAGAGCCTGGACTACCGTTTCCCGCAGGCGCACCGGCTTACCGGCGTCCATGCGCGCGAAGATGTGGCCTAGCGCGCCAGCGAAAGACGCCAGCAGCAGATAGGCCGCACCCTGCAACCACGCAGCAACATCCATCAGGTGGATGGGCTTCTGCGGATCGTTGTCACCGAGCATGCCGCGCTCCCTGTGCTGAGTGAGCCGTCACGAGCGGCGACTGAATAGGTCCGCCTCATTTGCGCGGCGGTTAACGAGACCCTGCAGCACGCGGCCGGCGGAATAGACGTAATCGCCGAATCGCGCCTGCGCGCCGG